CCTGAAGACGCTCGCGCCGAGCGTCTTTGAGGACCTGGCCAAGGAGGGGGAAAATGGCAGTAGCTGAAAGTGTCCGGAGAACGGTGCTTGATCGGGATCAAGGTCTATGCCAGCTATTCCACAAGCGGCCAACGCCGGCGACCGAGGTCGCTCACGTGCATCACCAAGGCGCGGGCGGAGATTCCTCCGATAGCGACGTGAACCAACCGGACAACCTAATATCCGTATGCGCCGAGTGCCACAGGAAGCTGCACGGTCCAGGAATACCGTGGCAGATTGTCCATTGGGACCCGGCTAGGAACGAGCTGGAAGTCATTGATCCTGAGGGCCGTCCGGTAGACCATGAGCAGCTATGGTTCTATCGGGCCCCGCAAGTAAGGGCGGCGATGGAATGCCTGGCGCGCGCGGCGGACGCTGTCCGCACCATGCGCCAGGCGAACTGGGAACTGGCGGAGTGCGTGACGTATCTATCTAATGACCTGTGGCAACTCATCCCAGACAGCGACGCGTCCAGCCTGTTCGACTTGGCCAGCGACCATCTCGGTCTAACCGCATCCGAAGTGCGGCAACTGATCCGCGTCTACAAGTGGGCGCGGGAATGCGAGCTGTTAGATCATCTTGCCGAGGTTTCTCCTGAGGTGGCGGATGTTATCCGGCGGATGGATTCGGAGGGTTCGCTCGCGCGGCTAGCGGGAACCTTGCCGACACGCCAGCTATGGGACGAGATTGACAAGCGGCGCCAGTGGCACAAGAGGCTCCGGACATTCGTGATCACGTCGGGGCCCGTCCGCATTGTCAAAGCGAGGTCGGCGGATGATGTAGAATGGCAGCACGGGGAGAAGATCATCAGGGGCTCCCTCCTAACCGGCGGGGAGGATGTAGAAGCCGAGGATTCATGATACACCAGGAGGTGACCGATGGACGATAAGGAGTTACGGATCAGAGCAATGACCGCTCCGAAAGAGGATGCTGACGGGCGCGGTCCAAGTCCGCGTCTACATGCCCTGATCCAGGAGGTTGACAGCATAGAGGGAGACCCTACACCGGAGCAGATCCGCGAGCTGGCGTACAAGTATTATGAAACGCCAGAGGTTGTGGAGATGATTGTTGAGGCGCGCAGCGCCAGGGAGAAGGGTAAGGCGCGGCCAGAGATCCACAAGTCCAGCTGGCTACCCGAGGAGCTTGACCTGCTACGGAGCATGTTCAATAAACGCAATGGGAATTCATTGCGCGACCTAGACGCCGAGATCGCCGATGCGTTGAACGAATTGCCGGCGAACAAGAAGCGTGGGATTCAAAGGACGCCGAGTGCTGTGGAGAAGAGGAGGAAGGTGATGGGCTTGACAGTTGTCAGTGGCCTGTCTGGAATTATCGGGGAGATTGAGGCGCAGCTGGAGGCCGAGCGGAAGGAACGCATCCGACTAGAGAATGCACTCCGTGAGATCTGCAGGATAACGCAGGCTGAATGCACTGGTTCTACCAACGTCACGCACGTCTTTGAGGACAAGGACCTGCCGAAGATGATCAATATCTTTGTGAAGGAGGTCCTGGAAGATGGATTATCATTCACCGAGCGGATAGAATGCAGATGATGCAGAAGCGGACAATATCCGGTAATGGTATTGTGCTCGGTGGCGGCCACGTTCAGGATGGAGTGGACAAGCACGGAGGCATCATGTTCCGCTATAATGGAGTGTCATGAAGATCAGTCCGGCATTATTGGAAGCCATCCGTACAGAATACATCACGGGCCCAGATCGGCCATCGCTGGATGCGCTGGCAAAAAAGTACGGGGTCGGGAGTCGTACATTGAAAGCACTGTCATCGCGTGACGGATGGGTCAGTCTGAGGGATGCGTATTCCAAGCAAGTAGCCGAGGCATCCACGCGCGCAGCACATGCGGCGGCTGCGGCGTCAGTGGCCGGGAACGTAGATGCTAGAGACAGGTCGGCGGAAATCCTGCGGTTTGTACGTGACGGGTTGACCCAGGCTCTGAGGGAGACGATCAAAAGACTTGTGACATCGCGCGGCATGAGCGAGAAAGAGGTCGCAGAAGTCATGGCGCGCTGGGAGGACATGGCAACCAAGGAGATGTTGAGATTCCTTGCACAGGGCCCCCAAGCCTTGGCCTCCGTAGTAAAGGCGCTGGAACTTGTGGAGGGACGGCCAACCGAGCGACACGACGTCAAACTGCCGGCGGTGCCGATGAGCGAAGAGGACGAGGAACTCGTACATCGCCTATGGGATCAGGTGAAGGTGGATGCCGACAGCGACTGAGATGTTGCGGGACGTTCTGATCGGCTACGGTGCAGCCGATCCGTTATTCTGGGCGCGGGCGCATCGTGTCATGCCGGATGGCGGTTACTACTCAATCACGCGGCCACCGCACAGAATGCCCTATCTCCGGGATGTGTATCGTGCAATAGGGCATCTACCAGTTGGTGGCAGGATCGTAGCCATGAAGTGCGCTCAGACCGGTTGGACAGAGCTAGCGATCAACTCATCCCTATGGTTCATGGATCAACGGCGAGAGGGCGTGTTGTACATGCTTCCCAGTGATCGCATTCTCTCCGACATGGCGCAGGCGCGGATTGACAAGGCGATCCGGCTTTCCAGTACGTTGCGGGCGGCGTTCTCCGACATTACTAACGTTGGGCTCAAGGTCGGGTTCGGGCAGCCGCTCTACCTGCGCGGAGCGCATTCACTGGAAAAGCTGCGCGAGATCGGAGTTGGAATGATAGTGCGGGACGAGTTACAGGTCATGCCGGAAGAGGCCGCCGAACAGGCTCTGTCGCGTTTGGGGGCCAGCCGGTACAAGTACGTCATAGACCTATCGAACCCGCAATTCCCGGAGACCGGGATTCACGCAGCCTACATGGGGGGCACACAGGAGACGTGGCAGCTATGGTGTCCTTGTGGGGAGCGGGCCGAACCGCGCTGGCCGGATAGCATTGCTGACGTTGACGGCGTCCCAAAGCTAGTCTGTCCGGAATGTAAGAGGCCACTTGACAAAGCCAACGGGGCGTGGGTAGCCAGTGATCCGGATGCTCCTTACCGATCGTTCCGCATGTCGCAGCTGGTTTCCCCTACCGTAACGCCGGCGGAGATCGTGGCGCAGTACAACGAGGCGCGCGGTAACGCCACCAGAATGCAGGTGTTCTACAACATGACGCTGGGGCTGCCGTATGCTCCGGAGGGGGCGAGGATCACGGATGAGGTCCTGGCGGCGCTACCGAGATCAGGAGAGATGCTAGCTGGTTCGGTGCGTCCGACCGTCATGGGTATTGACGTCGGGGCCGTGCTCCATGTAGTGATCCGGCGCATAGAGGGGGGCATCATATGGGCCGGGACAACCGACTGGGTAGGCGTGGCGCGTTTGATGGGCACCTACAACGTGCAGCGGTGCGCGATAGATGCCGCGCCAGAGGTTACGAAAGCCAAGGAACTCGCGAGGTCATTCCCAGGCCGGGTTGTCCTCGTGCGTTACCTGGGGCCTGCATCGCTCGGTGACAGGGAGGCGGTAGAAGATGGTGTAACAATCCTTTCGGTCAACCGTACGGAGGCGATAGACAACGCCGTGGCGCGGCTGCTCAACGCCGAGGAGAGTATTCCTACAAACCTACCTGAGGACTTTTACCGGCACGTGAAGGCAATCACGCGTCAGATCGTGCAGACCGGTCAGAACGAACACGCGGTGTGGGTGGAGAGCGGTCCGGATCACTACGCGCACGCCTTGACGTACTCAGAGATCGTGCGCGATGATACTCCGATCTGGGCCCGTATCGGGCTGTATTAGGGGGTGACTATGTCACAAGTCATGTCACAAGATGTTGTCAAGGAACCTTGCGGGGGCGGCGGCAAACGCGGGGGCAAGCGCGGCGGCAAGCGGGGGCGCAAATGATAGATCTCGTGTACCCGTTCCTGGGGCTCGCCGTCTTGGTGACGGTTGGCCTCCTGGGATGGTCTATGTGGGTGTACTGGACAACGCCACAGGACGAGGCGCGGCTGCTACCCAAGCGGGCGCGGCTGGTCTGGCGCGTCGGCATGGGTGCAACTGTCGTGTCTGTAGTGACGGTGCTGGCGCTCGTATCCTGGGCGCTAGGCAAGACGCTAGTAGGAGGTTGGTAATGCTGAGACTTGCACTGGCGATATTCTCTGGTGTGGCGGCGTACTCCGCGGCTGTAGAACGCGCTCCCGCCTGGTGGGTGGCCGCGTTCGCGCTCCTTGCGCTGTACTTCCTAGCACCGCAGCGCACCAAGAAGTGTGACCGGAGCACCAATGCCGGAACCAAGTGAACCTGTTCGGAAACGCGGGCGGCCCCGTAAGGTCGTAGAGGCTCCTGTGATAGAAGCTCCAGAGGCCACAGACGATCAGCCAGCCATGGAGCCGCTGGAGGTAGTCGAACGCTTCCTCGACTCCTTGGGCATGGTGCTTCACGGGATGCGTTACAACGGGTGGGAAGAGTGGATCGCGGATCGGTGCCGACCGTTCCGCGGCCTTCCTCCGGTGCCGGCGTTCCTCAAGTACCGGCTAGTCGGGCTGGAGCCTGAGAACGCTATGGAGCCACACAGCCGGCGGGCGAAGATCGTTCTGACCTTGGTGCCATCGGGTGCATTGCCGGTGCGGGAGATGTCAGGGACACTGACACTGATCAGGGAATCGGCGGCGTGGGCGAAGGACGGGCGGGGGCAATGGCGAGTGATGCCGGCATCTTGGCAGATAGAGAAGTAGGGAATGCACGAAATGCACGGATAAATGCACGCTGCCATGCGGATAATGCACGCGCTATTGCGCACCGGCAGTTGGACGAGGTGTGCAACCTGGGGCTTGACGCGCGCGTGATATTCCACATCAAGGACGGCGTCGTTCGCCAGGTGCAGCTGGAGGCGCACATGCTGAAGGATGGGCAGCAGCAATTCATTCTGACGCCGACGCTATATGGACGGTAACCGTGGAGGCGGGCTATGAGCGAACAGAAGAACAAGGAGCAATGACATGGTTAGGAGAAAAGAAACATGCAATGGCGTTATCTACACGAAGATGTTTGGGTTCCCGAACATCCGTTGCGTGATTGGAACACTTGACCGTCAAAATGCAATCCTGTCGCTTGTTGGTGGAGATACTGCCGGCTGGAGTATATCTATGTCGGCAACCCGTGGGAGATGGCCGATTCTACAGTACGCAGAAATCGTTGTCAGATTCAATGATCAGGTACATGTCGAGTATATTCCGGATGACCCGAAGCATCAATTCGGTGCCATAAGAGTGCATTCAGAGATTGTCAACGATTTCGGGCTTGGCCCGTTGGAACTCAGATATCTGCGTATCATGTATGCAGGATGCATCGTGTATTCATGGCCATATCACGCAGGAACCCTGCTTCCAGGAAACAATTGTAAGATTGAATGCACGTTTGGGCTCACGGCAACAGAGAGGGCGCTCATCAACATGTTCTTCAAAAGCGATGAACACAACCGATAAAGGCAGAGGCGTAAGGAATTGGGCATGACTGACGGGTGGAAGAACAAGCTCTACTTCGGGGACAACCTCCCGATCCTCCGGGAGTAC